GCTTCCATACCTGCCTGTACAATAGCCATACCTGCCATACTAGAAGCTGACAACCCACGTGCAGCCATTGCTGCTGATGCATTACGCATAGCTCCTGCAGCCCATGAGGGTGTGTTACCACCAGCAAAGTCCTGCATCAAAGTGTCTAGCTCTGTCTTTACAGATGCAGCTTGGTTCTTTGCTATAGTAGCATCTACCTGTGCCTGATCTACAGTAGAGCCAGAGACTAGCTGATCCTGTGATACCTGTAAAGGATTAGGAGCTTGTACTGTTTGTGGCTCTGCTATTTGTGCAGCCTGTAGCTGTAGTGCTGCTGCTGTAAAAGGGTCCATTTGTGCAGGATCTACAATAGAGTCAGGACCAACCTGCCCTTGTGCTGCTAAGTAATTCTGTAAGGCTGTCTGTAATGCTTGTTGTGATTGATAAGCTTGATACTGCGCTGGTGACATAGCAGCAATTTCTTCTGCTGTTGCAGCCCCTGCTGCTGTTGCTACACCTGCTTGTGCTGCTGCACCTGCTTGACCTGTACCACCTGCTATAAGTGCGTTTGGTCCACCATCTGCTGCTACAACGTTTGCTTTGGTTACACTTGCAGTTGGGTCAGTGCCTATCTGTTTTGATAGTAGTGAACCGCTTGGCATTTGTGTACCAGTCGGGCCTGTATATTGACCACCTAGTGTAACTGAACCATCTGGATTTGTAGTAGGGCCACCTGCTGGTCCAATATATTTACTACCACCTGGTAGGTATTCTGGTGGCGTTGGACGTGGTGTAAGATAATTAGGTGCGCTAGGATTAGTAGATTGGTATTGTACAGGAGAGGCTTGCTGTCGTGATCCTCCACCACCACTATCTTGTGTGCCTATAGCTCTAGCCATTTGACGAGCATCCATACCTGCAAAAGGATTATTAGCTTTTTTTATTTCTTTTGATACAACTTTTGCCGCATCTGCTACACTCATACCTCTAGCCGCATTGATACGCTTGCCCTCAACCATCTGTCTAGCTGCCATAGTGTACTTACCCATCTTGGCTGCTGCTGCAGGACTAGCTGCTAGGAAAGCATTGATAGACTTTTGATCACTAGGTCCATTGTAGCCCAACGCTGGTAGTATCTTGTTTGTCATTGTCTCAGGCTTGAAACCCATAAACTTTTTAGCCATATTATTATTTCCCTATTTGCATCCACAATGATGCTGCAATGAATGTTATTACTGCTACAGTTGACATCTTGACCATAGTTGACCACACACCTTTACGTGTATCACGCCATGCTTCTAGCAAGTTACGCATCTCTGTTATGTCTTTACGAGCATCATCATCATGTAGTCCTACTTCACGCAGTGCTATCTTAGCACCACGCTTTGCTGCACGATCTAGCATAGCTTCTATTTCTTCAGGTGTCATTATGTTGATCCGTATATTGTGCCACTATTATTAAGCGTTCTTGATGTTCCTGTTATAGCTGCACCTCCTGCGCCTCCAGCGTAACGACCACCACCAAGCGCACCAGCCGCACCCCAGCCGCCTCCACCTCCTGCAAGGCTAGAGACGGTACTACCAGGGGAAGTCGCAGCATTTCCTGCTGAACCACCATTTCCACCACCTACACCTGGCAAAATTCGTCCACCGCCACCACCACCAAACTGATGTCCTCCACCGCCACCGCCAGCGCCTCCACCATTATCTACTGGGTTATTTGCATTACCACCATTACCACCGTCACCACCTTCTGCGTTCAATGCACCACCTGGACCTTGTTGCCAAAATCCATAATTTATTCTTCCTCGACCACCAACGCCACCGCCAGCGCCACCACCACCTCCTGCGTGGGCATCACTAGGGTTACTATAGTCTGAGTATGCACCACCGCCACCACCGCCTCCAGCAATGTAAGCGCCAGAGCTATTTGTGATAGTTACACCTGAAGCAGTTACGCTAATTGCAGGACCACCAGCCGTGGCTCCTGGGTTTGAAAATCCCCAACCACCATTGCCACCCTTACCAATAATTTTACCGTCATTAATAACAGTACATGGTATATCTATTATTAAAGCTGCTACTGATGTACTGTCTGACCAAACCCACATATTACTAGGTACACGTAAAGTCTCTCCTGATGATATATAGCTTGACGCTGTAATTTGTTGTAGTTGTACTTGTCCGTTGACCTGACTACCGCCAGTAGGTAAGTTTGTCTCAGAAGACACACCATAATACTGTTGTATACTTTGCTGTCCACTATCCCCTACACTTATCAATGCACGAATGTCAGCATCATTTAAAGAACAGGTAGTACCACTAGTACCACCCACTTCTACATGCATGTCATCTAAACTTATAGCACCACTAGCTTGGAGAGCCATTACTCACACTCACACTTTTTACACTTACACTTATTTAGTTCTTCTTTTAATTCTTTTACAGCTTCTATAAGCACACCTACTATATTACCATATGCTACAGATAAGTACTCACCCTCTTCTACAACCTCTGGCATAACTTGTTGCATCTCTTGAGCTATAACACCTGTGCCACGCTGACCATCATTTAGTTCACTTTTATAGTTGTAGGTTACCCCACGCATCTGTGACACTTTATCTAGCGCACCTTCAATAGTTTCTACGTTTTCTTTTAGTCTTTCATCTGAGAAAGCTGTTACGTTACCTGTTGCAGTAAAGCTACCAGATAGGTTATTACCGTTGTTTGATAAGTTAGACAATCCTACTTCTGCAGGAGTATCAACAGTACAAGTAATAACACCAGTACCACTGTTGTAAGATATACCAGTACCTGCAGATACAGAAGCTCTTGCACCAGCAGTAACACCACTACCTGTTAGGTTCCCAGCTACACTTAGGTTACCTGCTATTGCAGCATTCTCATCTACAGTAAGTGTGTCTGTTTTTACTGTGCCATCAAAGAAAGCATCTTTGTATTGTAGTGCTGTTGTACCTAAATCTACAGCGTTAGTAGTCTTAGGTCTAAGTACAGATGCTGTAGCTACTATGTCTTGTGATGGTCCTATCTTTTCAATAGCTGCACCTTCTGCTGCAGTGCCATCGTGGGTGTGACCAGTACTAGCATTGAATGCTGACTGTACCTGATTGTACTCATCATTAAAATCATCAGCGTCAATAACACTTCCTGTAGCTATGTTAGCTGCTGCTTGTCTTGTATAACCTGCCATAATTACTGCCTATCATTTTGTCTATACTCAAGAATTGCCGTGTCAAGAGTAAAGGTTGGATTTGTTGAGTTATCTGTAATACGCATTGAAATTGTTTTGAATGACCCTACTAAGTTTTCTTTATATATCTGATCTAGTACACCACCAAACTTTGCACCACCGTATACAGCGCCAGACTGACCAAATAAGAATACACCGCCACCTGCTGCTGCTGAAGATACTGTTATAGTAGGAGGCTGTACAATACTTGGATCATTACTTGAGTCAAAGTCTATCTTAAAGTTTAAGCTTAATGCCATAGTTCCTGTTGGCTGTGCATATAGTGTTAACTTGTACATAGTCTTACGTACTTGTGGATCTGTAATTGGCATGAAAGGTGATTCATATATTGACTCTATTGTACCACCATCAAAAGAATTACCTGAGTCCATCTTATAACAGAAGCCATCATCATTGCCAAACATAATAGTTTCTTGTGCGCCTGAGTATGTACTATCTGCTACGTTTACCTTTAGTCCTTTTGTTGTTGACCAAGCTATACCACTACCACCCTGTGCAATAAATTTAGTAGCTATTAAACCTGAAGCACTAGATGCTTGTACAGAAGGTATATATGCAAATAGTCTATATTGAGATTTACCTCTGACTAATACAGAACAGAACACATCTGTCTGTGATATAAATTCATTAGCATCTTTATAGATGTTATCAGAGGCTACGTCAAGAGCTAAGTCACCAATACGGTCAGTAGCACTAAGTAAACGTATTCCATCAGGGGATAGGTAGGCTATGTCACCACCAAATTCCTGTATGCTATCTGGGTTGATACAACCTATTCTATCTGTGATAGGCTCTAACTTAAAGTCAGATGAAGTATTACCTACAAGCTTCTTGATTGTGTCTGTAGTAAAGATGATAAGCTGTTCACGAAAGCCTATCATACCTGTGACATCAAAGCCTACATTTATTGTACCAGCACCATTACCTGTAGCAAAGTCATCTACTGTGTTAGGTGCTGTAAAGAATATCTTACTACCCTTAGAGTAGAAAGCATGGTTCTTGAATACTACAACATTCTCTGCGCCCTGTACGTCTGTGCTATTTGATGAAGATAATTGTGTAGTACTACTACCACTAGCATTAAATATTATAGGATAACTTTTACTATCAACAAAGATTGTTTTATCTTCTTGAGTAAAGTTAAAGGATGCGTATCTTGCTTTTAATGTATTTGTGGAAGAGCTTGTACCTACATGCGCCCAAGAAGTTCCTGTGCCATGATAGTATGCTGTTTTGTTTAGATCACCAGAGGCTAGTGTACCATAGGCTGCTACTGCAGCAGCATTAACTTTCCTAGCTACAACAACTCTGCCTGAAGATACAACCTTCATAGCTAAGACTTCACCTGTACCCGGAACTGCTGTGGTACTAAACTTGCTATAACCTTTTAGCTTACTGTAACCACCCTCTCTATCAGACTCAAAGTTCTGTAGTATAGTAGCAGAGCCTACAGCATTAGTACCCTGTTGTAGTGGAGTAAGGTTGGAGATTAACCCACCCTTGAACTCCATAGGGAATGTAGTCCATTGTACTGCCATTAGAAGCTAACTCTTCTATCTCTTAGGTATGGTGTTCTATTTATATTTATAGCTCTTAAATCTTTTATTTGTTTCTCAAACTTATCTAAAGCTAAACTTGCAGCTTGGGTATCACCTCTAAACTGGAATGCGTAATACATAGCACCGTCTATTATAGCAAACCTATACTGCTGTGGTAGTGACGGTACATCTAAAGGGTTCTCTAAATCATAGCCCATTGAGTAATACTCATAAACTATGGTGTAAGATTTGTCAGGTACAGGGTGACAGATTAGCTCCCTACTAGGTGTACGTACAATAAACTCAGGAACACCACGTATACTTGTATCTGTATTAAACTCATCATCAGCGTACTTCTCCAACCATTCTTCATATACTAGTGACTTTAGTTTTACTGTTCCTGTGTTGAGACTATTGTCTCTCTTTACACGAAACGAGTTCATGTTAATTGTTTTAGCATCTGTAGGATAATAATACTTCATAGAACCTGCAGCTAATATAAGCTCAGACTGTACATGGTTCCAAGGCCATTCAAACTCTTCTTGATTGATATGTCTGACTGCAGAGTTGACTGCATCTTTAGCTATACTGTAGTAGCCAGTAGCTGCTGCAAAGTTTGTAGAGGTAAGTGCTACCTCATTTAGTCTGTGGTTAATGTCGTTAACTAAGCCAACAAAATCATAAGCCATGTTTATCTTTCCCTAATAGGTAATATTACAGAACGCTCGTATGTAAGTCCTTGAGTAGTGTTTATACGAACAGTAATATTATACCGTACATTGTTTGTTCCTAAGCCAAAACGTGCAGTAGCTACGTTTCCAGAAACAGTACCTGCTATAAACTGTAAGTTATTTACTATTTGAGCAGTTGATACTTGAGTCTTTGTTCCATCTGCAGCATCTACAAAGAAAACTGCTGACGCTATAGTGTCTGATCCTAGAAACCTAGACCAGTCTACACTAAAGTCTGCTGTTTCATCTGGGTCTTTTT